CCTAGCTCAAGCTTACGCTGAGCGTCGGATGACTGCTGGTCTCGTAGGTGACAGCCTACACCGTATAGCTCGATCCATTATGGCCCTACGCCGAGGAAATTGGCGGCAGGCCGGTAGGTGGCTCAAGCAGAACTGGAAACACGCACCCAGTTCTTGGTTAGAATACCAATACGGCTGGAATCCGTTGATGAACGACGTCTTCGGGAGCATTGAAGCTCTTAAGGCTCGGAATTCTCCCAGTGATTGGTTAATCACTGTCAAGGATAGCGTCATGGAGAAGGAGAAGAGTGAGGAGTTCGTGCCAAACACGGATTTCTATACTGCGAAACCCTTCTGGCGCAGGAAAGAGAGGTCCAGAGGCCATTTCATTCGGCTCGATTATGAGCCGGGGAATGACTTCCTATCCTGCCTTTCTAGCCTCGGTCTTACCAACCCTTTGTACCTTGCTTGGGAGTTAGTCCCTTACAGCTTCGTTATCGACTGGTTTACTCCTATCGGTGACTGGCTGAGTTCGCTTGACGCGGCTCAGGGTTTTAAGTTCTACTCTGGTAGTATTACCTCCAGAGAGGAAGAGGTGACTACGCTAGACAATGTGTTGTGTCTAGCGGGGACGCGTGATGGGCTGAATTACACCAACTCTAGATATCAAGCGTCAAGGAGACGCTTTCACGTCCAGAGGGAAGTGCTAACAAGCTCGCCCTTGCCTGGCTTCCCGGGTTATAAGAACCCGTTGAGCCTCGCTCATGCAGCAAACGGTTTAGCGCTGCTAACACAAGCTCTACGTCCCGGACCCGTCAGGGTCCGGTAATACCATCTCCTATTAAAGGAACTGTTATGCCCCAGTTGGGCAATATCGTCATCAATGACGCCGCGGCCACTCCCGTGGCCCATACCTTCGCTCCGGTGACCTCCAACGGTCGCCTGGCGGAGCTCGCCAACCGGACCGCCACCACCCCGAAGGGTTTCGAAACCCTGCGGGTCGAGTGTCGTAAGCCGGAAGGCCAATCGACGGTGTATCGCGTCACTGCCGGTCTCAATGATCCGGTTGAAGCGGTCGTCGATGGGCAGACTGTGGTTGTTCGCAACTCCAGTTTCGAGGGAAAGTTCAATTTCTCCCCCGAAAGCACGGCCCAGGAACGCAAGGATCTGGTGGCTCTCGTCTCGAACCTGTTCGCGCACGCGACTTTCAAGTCGACGTGTGAGAACCTCGAACCGATCTACTGACCCATGCATACGCTTGATTCGATTACCTTGAGTCAAGCGCTCTCGGAGACACTAAAGTGGCTACGAAACCTCCTGGCCGTAATCGGCCTGTTAACGTCGCTGTTCCTCCTTTTCTCGACAAGTTCCTTGCAAAGCTCGCTAGAGCTACGCACTGGGATCGCCTCAGCGAAGTCTGTGCCGTCGACGGGAGCGTCATCCCCGGGTCCCCAAAAGGGATCTGGTGTGATTATTCTCCCAATCGATTCGCAGTAGAATACCTGTGGCAAGAGCTGCTTTCAAAGTACGACGACAAGAAGTCGTCGGCCTCTAAGAAGCAGGAAACCATGCGGCGCTTCAATGCTGCAGAGGAGGCATGCGCTGAGACCAACCTACGATTGAGACATCCGGATCCTGCGACGTTTTCAACGGCGTCGACAGGTGTTTGGTCAGTTTTCGAGCTGGCTAAGCAGAAAATCTCTGGTATTCTTGGTCCTCTGGATTGGGATGAAGTGCGTGATCGGATGACCTTCACCGGCGGAGCCTCACCGAGGCTTAACCGACGCGTGTCTGCACCCGTCTACAAATACTCCGGTGTCCCGGAGACGACGTACGATAATCTTGCCCTTGCCACTGCCGTGATTACGTCAGTGCCGCTTTGGAAACAGCGCCTCACATCTGAGGAAGGTGACCTGGAAATTGCAATTGCTCCAGGCAACAAGATTAGTTATGTGGCTAAGAACTACAAGATGGACCGTGTGATCGCCCTTGAACCCGATCTGAACATGTACTGTCAGAAGGGTCTCGGTAACGTAATCCGGTCGCGTCTTCGTAAGGCAGGAATGGATCTTAAGACGCAGCGCACAAACCAGGATCTGGCCTATTATGGGTCAGTGACTGGCGGCGTGGCGACGATCGATCTTTCCATGGCGAGTGACACCATCTCGTTAGAGTTGGTGCGCCTACTCCTGCCACCTGATTGGCTAGCGGCACTTGAGCACTGTCGCAGTCCGTTGGGAGTTCTCCCTTGCGGTACTAGAGTTCTGTACCGTAAGTTTAGCTCCATGGGCAACGGCTACACGTTTGAACTGGAGTCCCTGATCTTTTGGGCTCTGATGCAAGCGCTGTGCCAAGCTCACGGTGTTAGTGGCGCTCTTGTAGCGGTGTACGGCGATGATATTATCGTCCCATCTGCTTTGGCCCCGGCCGCGTTGGAACTGCTTGCAGTTTGCGGCTTTACTCCTAACGAAAAGAAAACCTTCGTTAAGGGTCCATTTCGGGAGAGTTGTGGAAAACACTTC